AGTCCTCACGCCGCTCTTGGAGAGCCGTTCTGAGTTCCGAAAGGTTCACGAACGACCCTCCTAGAGTGGGTGAGTTTAACTAAGCCTTGCGACGGTATCGGACCTGAAGATCAAGAGAGATTTCAGACGCAGTTCCATTGTCTTCGCTCTTAACCAGCGACATAATAAGAACGCGACCCTTCGGAACAACGGGTGTCGCAATAGGGACATCGTAAAAAACAGAGTCAGCCAACCCACCAGTCCCACTGGCAGTGGTGTCTATCGTGGCGTGGGTTGTGCTGGCTACGGCACCGCTATCCATGGAACTCACCTCAATCGTCAACCACTGTGCCGCAGCAGCATCTAGGGCAGAGTCACCAACGATCTGAACCTTCTCCAAATAGATGTCAGCGTCATCTACAATCAACACAATACCACCTTCGTCTACTCCATCCCCATCTGGGAGGCTCTCCCAGCTTCTTGAAATACTCTCCATAACTGAATAACCGTGTGGAGCGTAATCTTTCGCTACCCGGCTAACATGTGCTGCAACAGCCATAATTCTAATCTCCTAGTTGCGTAAGGCAGGGGGCCGAAGCCCCCCACCTGACACACGTTGTTTATTATGCGCCGCCGAACGGACGGAGCCATACGTTGATAACAGAGGTCAGGCCAGCGCCGAGAGCCTCTAGAGCAACGCCACGAATCAAGCCGATTGAAGCCGCAGTATTGGCAACAGAGATATTTCCACCGTTCATACCGGAGATAACCAACCAGTCGTTGCCAGGAGAGATGTCAAGCAAGTCTCCTACTGCGATACCGCCGCCAGGAGCAAGCACCTGAACCTGGGCAGCGCCTCCAACGCGAATAATCATTCCGTCAAGGGTCTGGATGCTAGCCCCAGTCGGCGCGACAACAGAGCCCGTCACCGAAAAGAAGCCAGAACCAACGTCCAACGGGTTGTCGGCCCATCCATTGTCGGCACCACCCGCTGCGGGCGTAACGGCTCCATAGCCATCCTGCCCAACTGCGCCCTGTGCGAAGTCAATCTGCACAACATCACCAGCGACGACAGCGGCACCAGTATCATTACGAACACCAATGTCCAGCGTAAGAGCTGAACCACCAAACATAAAATCAGACATTTTAGTATCCCTCTCTTAGCTTAAAACTGAATCGCGCCAGCGAAATCGACGCAGCCCTGACGGGACAACGACGACGCAACCAGCATCGAGGTGAAGTAGGTATGGCTGAGGATCACATCGCTGTTAGGCGGCGTGAGGAACTCAGTCTGACGGAAGTCGTCCGAAGACAGGATGGCGAGCTGAAGGCCAATGGCCGTGCCCTTACCCTGAACAAGCGGGTTCTTGCCGGGGACCTCAAAGTATTCCGGCTTCAGGTTGAAGTCGGTGACTCCGCGCTTTCCACTGGTCGTCAAGAAGAAGGTCTTGCCAGTTGCTGCGAGTTCCTCATCGGGGACCACGGGGGTTCCGTTGAAGAGCAGGTTCTCAAAGCCCTGGTTCCACATCGCAACGTCTCGCTCTTCCTGATTAGGAGCAACGAGTCGCTTGAAGAAGCGGTAGACCTGCGGGTCCGTCAGGATGATGTCAGGATGAGTGCCCTTCTTAGAGCAGTTCATGTAGACCTCTTCCCAAACGTCTAGACCATCAGTGCCGAACGCAGTGATTGCGCCGTACTGGTTCTGCCACGTAGAAGTGAAATCACCCTTCGCGATCCCGCCAACGTTGCCTGTCTGAGTTCCGAAAGTAGCGAAGTCCAGCATTGACTGAAGTCCGTTAATTTCTTTCGGAGTGGTCGAGGTGGCGGACTCTGCGCCACCATCAGCGTACATCTGACGAGCAAGGTCGTTAATCATGCTGATCTTAGAAATCGCCTGCTTGGCCTGAAGGAGGTTGACGATCTGGTACTTGCCACGGTTCTGAGCAAGCTCAGTGTTGTCAATGACCATCGAAGCGCGGTTCTTGTACCAGTTGGGGTAGCGGGCCTTGGTAGGACCGTCTTCCGCAGTGGTAGAGAAAGTCTCATAAGTGCCAATGGCACCAATGTTCTGCGACTCGGTGAGGACCACGGGGACACGACACTCAGTGCCTCCCTCGTAGATAACTGCGCCCTGGCGGTACATGTGCCAGAGGAGAGGGTTAGCCTGAACGATCTCCATCGCTACCGAAGCGCGTTCTGCCGCTGCGGTAGTCGAGTAGACCCGGTTCCAAGTAATAGTAGCTGTTGGATTTGCCACGATATTTCCTTATTTAATTAGAAATTGTCTGGATTCAAACCAGCTTCTTTGAGGGCTCTGGTGGCTGCATCAAGCATAGACTCTCGCCTAGGCTTAACAACGGTTCCACTACGAGCCGACACAGGAGCTGCCTGACGACGCTTTCGACTTTTTTGTTTAGTAGATACTGCCTTCATCTCAGCCTGTGCAACACGGGCAGCGAGACGAATGGCAGCGGCAGGGTTGACCTGTGCCAACTGAGCAAGCTCAGGATCATTATCAATGATCTGACCTGTCAGCGGCGCAAGCTTCTGGTGATCGAGGTTGGGAGCAGAGGAAGCAAACTGTCGGTAAGCCCCTGTAACTCTCTCTCGATGTGCAACGGGTTGCATCTCCTGGGCCAAGTTCTTGATGCCGGAGGCTTCAAGTCTTTTCTGAACCTCCTTCTCAACGTAATAGGAGATTACGTCTTCAGGCTTTGCTCCCTGAGAAAGGTCAGGAGGACTATCCTCTTCAACTTCCTCAACGGGAGCCTGAGCTTCCTGTCGTGCAAGCACGGCAGCATTGGCAGCGTCGATAGAATCAAAGTACTTATTTTCAAGAGTAGCCATTCGCTGCATTCTTTTAGTGAACGCAGCCTGCATGTTCTTGTAAGAAGCCTTTAACTCTTCAGGAAGCTCTTCAGGGTTTCCACCCCAGAAAGAATCCTCGTCGCTTTCTTGCTCAGGTTCAACTTGGTCAGCTAGATGCTCTTCTTCACCATAGGCATCGTCAGCCTCACTACCGATCTCTTCAGAATTATCCTCGTCGAGGGTTTCTTCAAAGTTGTCGATGGGCGTCTCTAGTGTCATGGTTCCTCCAAACGCATTATCGCGTGATCTGGATATGAGTTTAACCAGAAAGTTTTGTCAAGTACCATCGGAACCATGCCAAACGAAAATATAAAAATTCAGATGTCTTCCTCAGAAATCTCAACCTGGGTCGAAAAGATCGAGGAGTCAGAAAGGATTATTGAGGAAAACCACCTCCCAATTTGGCGCTCTGTCCAGCATGCCTACTCGGCTGAAGGGGCTGGAGGGCCAGACGGTCTCCACTTTGAAGAGGGACAGGAAGTTAACTTCAACTTCCTCTTGGCTAACGCCAACACCATCATCCCTGGGGTCATCTCAGCCAACCCATATATTTACGTTAAGCCTCGTCGTCCCGGTGACAAAGAGTCTGCCCGTGTGGCAGAGACTGCTTTGAATTACATCTGGAATGAGATTGACGGAAACAAAACAACTCGCAGCGTTGTCTTAGACACCATCTTGTTTGGCATCGGTGTGGCTAAGGTCGGCTACGAGGGGAGTGGCTCCTTCTACACAGAGGAAGACTACGACAGTGGTCCAGAGAAGCCGCTGCCTGGGAACGAGCAGGACGGAGCCCTTACCGCTGAGCAACAGCGACAGCTTCGTAGAATCATGGCAGACGACCAGATGTCGTTTGAGGAAGGCCCTGACGACAACCCAACGTACAACAGGGTTTGCCCGTGGGACCTACTCATCCCCCCTGGATACACAGACCTTAAGAAGTGCCCTTGGGTTTGCGAGCGAATGATTGTTCGTCTTGACGACCTGAGAGAAGACGACAGGTTTAACGTCCCCCACAGCGTTGTTGCTGACTCCTGGCTTGAAGAGGCAATCCCAGCAACCCTTACTGGGCACTCGGCTCATAACAATCTCAACCAGCCCGAGATTGAGCCTGAGTATGTGACGCTCTATGAGGTTCGATACTGGGGTGATGCGGGTGACGGGCTTCGTCGTTACGTCATGTGGATGCTTAAGAACCCAGGAACTGGTGATGCTCAGGATTCTATCCTTCGGCACATCGCAGACCCGATTGAAATGAAGGGCTACCCCTACGAAGTCCTTCGCTTTGTCGATGTTCCTAACAACTTCTACAGCACGCGAGTGGCTGACCTCTACTCCATCAAGGACATCTCTCAGCGGCTTAACGACGAGTGGGCTTACATCCTTAGGCACCACCGCTTGTCTTCACGGCGCAAGTTCGTTGCTGCCCCTGGAGCCCTTGAGTCTGGTCAGCTTGCTGGACTCCTTGAGTCTGAGGAAGACATGGCTGTAGCTGAGGTTCCTGCCAGCGTGGCTAGAATTCAGGATGCTCTTATGCTCCTGCCTGAAGCTCCCCCTCCGAGTACCACTCCAATGGTTCTTAGTGGTCTGTCTAAGCTGATGTATGAGATCTCAGGCATTGACTCGTTCCAGCGTGGAGGAGCAAGCCGCAAGGGGACCACAGCGACTGAGGTCGCTATTGCCTCTGCTGCTACTAAGGGTCGTGTTGGTATGCGCCTAGAGGGAACAGAGAAGTTCATCTCAAACATTGGCCGCAAGATGCTTTCAATCATGCGTCAGTACTTCGATGAGGTTCGTTACCTAAGGATTGACGGTGATGCTGGGGATGATGAGTTCATCTCCTTTACTGCCTCTGACATCCAGGGCTTCTACGATGTGAACATTCAGGCTGGGTCTACAATCCCAGTTGATCCTGCGGAAGAGCAGAGAGCCTTTATGGGTCTGCTTCAGACTATCCAGGGAGTCACTGGAACGCTTGCTCCTCTGGTTCAGGGAGGAGTGCTTCCTCCTGACACAATTCAAAACTTCATGGATCAAGCCTTCAAGGTATGGCGACAAGACAAGAGAGTCCTTGTCGGTCCCTTGTCGCAGCTACAAGGAGCAGCTATCTCTGCCGGGGCTGCTGGGCAAGCGGCTGAAGACCCACGGGCTGAAGGTGGCGTAGAGAACACTGGCATGGGGGCTGAAGGAGAGACCCTTGCTGGGACTGGGCCGAGAGAGGTAGCTCCATCCAGCGCTGAAGCTGTGATGGGCAGATTCTAAAACTAAGGGGAAGTAATGCGTATTTACGACATGAAGTGTGTGAGCCCGCTGTGCAGCAGGGACTTTGCCTGGACAACGAAGTCAGCCATCTACGACATCGCTGAGCGGTCTAACTTTAGAGAGGTCCGTTGTTGGCACTGTGGCCGCTTCGGGGCTGCGATAGCGGCAGTCGTTGACATCCCAAGCCCTAACGAAGAGAAGGCTCCCACAGCACACCCCACCAGGGATGCCATCGAAGCCCTCCTTAGGAAGCAGGGGGAGATGCGCTTAAAGGACATCGTAGAGGCTAGCGGTCTGCCGAAAGAGGATGTGTACGAGGTTGTATACAAAAATCCAGGCGACATCGTGAAGACAGGGTGGGGAGTCTACGGGCTTACTGCCGCCTCTTCCCACTGAGTAGCCTTCTCGTAGCAGACTGACTCTGCTCGTAAGTAGACCAGTCCTCATCTGACCACTGGTTGTGGTCCATAGCCTTGTCCATGTCCACTTCTGTGGCGTTGATCTTCGTCATGCCTCCAGGGGTGTAGTGGGCGACTGCCACAGCAATCATCGCTGACACACAAGCGTCATCATTCTTTCCAGGGGGAGCGCCCATCCTCGCCTGCAAGGAATCAATGCCGTCACGGCTATAGAGGACGGTGCGCGTGTACGCCTCCATCTCATCAAGTACAGCCCGCGACCTAATTTTTACATAAGCCTCCTTGATAGACTTCTGCATCAGACCAACCATCGCAGGCTTTGTCTTTCTGTTCGTGTCCCACCCAAGGTGGATCCCAGGACCACCAAGCGTGTCTGTAGTGATTCGCCTGTACAGGTTCCAATACCTAGAGCGCTCAAGCAGAGCAATCAGACCAGCCCCAAGGCCAGTCACCTCTGGGGCTAGAATGGCGTTGTTGTAGTAAATGGCGACAAGAAGACACAGGGGGGACAGAGCGTCTAACTCAATCTTGCCCCTCCACTCAGCAACCTGCTCAAGGGTGGCTAAGTTGAAGACACACAGGTGGTCCCAGTCCCCACTCCCAGTCCCCTTGCTAACGTCAGCGCTAACTATGTACCGACACCCTGGCTCTGGGTCCTCCCAAACAGACATCCTCCCCATACCGTCAGACGCCTCATCAAGAACTGGCTTGTAGGTGGAGTAAAGACGCTCTCTCCCTAGCGGGTAATTGCTTATATCCCTTATTTCGTACCACCTATGTGGAGGAGCCACATTCTCAGCGGGCTTAATAGCGCCAGAGTACGGGAGACACATCTCGCACCAACACCCATGAATGTTCTTCTGAGCCTGGACGGCGTCCCTGTCGAACACAGGAGAGCCTGAGGCGCTGAAAGCCTCCTCGTCAGTGCTTGGGTACTCCTGATGGAATCTCTCTACTGAGCCACCACACTTGGAAGCAATCGTCTCTCTTCGCCATGACAGGTTCTCTAGGTCAATCCACTCCCCGAAGTTCTCAAGAAGAGCCCTCTCTTCTGGGTTAATAGACTTCTCAAACTCCTCTGGAGAACACTTAAGAGGACGAGTGTACTCATCAACAATAAACCACGGAGTGAAGTAGGCGAACCAAGTTGAATCGGGGTCTCCTGGGTACTTCTTCTTAAGCGGCATCCAGGGGTAGGGCTCCTCGTTCCAGACCCTGGCACCTAGGTACATTGTGTGGTGAAAGTCTCCTGAGCCGTTACAGGTAGACTCGGCAAAGGCAAAGGTCCCTGGCTCGTCAGGCATAGACTGGAGTGTGGCTAAGAAGTAACGCTCTGGTTGCTTATAGAAGGCTACCTCTGAGAAGTGAGCGAGCCTAGCTGTCGTTCCGCGAGCGTCTTCTGCACTCTTCGCAGTCATCACTGTAAGTCTGCTTCGTAGACCGTTAGGACCAACAGGTGCTCTGAAGTCTAGTTCAGCCCTGTTGTTGTACTTCGTTAGTGGCTGAAGACGGGCAGGGAGGTTGTCTAAGAAGAGCTTTGTCTTTGTAAAGATGCTGTGAACAGCGTGGTCTGCGTGGGCAGCAATCAACCCAGCCTCATCACGCCTCGTCACACACCTGTGGAACATCCAGCCTTGAACGTGGGTACTGCATCCTGCCTGCCTAGCCTTGGCCTCCCAGACTCTGATGGGTATTCCTGCTGCATCCATCTCATCAAGCATCTTCTGTCTGAGCACTTGGCTCTTGTTCAGCTTGAACGGGATTAGCTCACCCTTCTTAGTCTGGATGAACAGGTTCTTCTCCGCGAAGGTGGTGAAGTCCTTGTTCTCGTCAAGAAGAAGTTCCGCCTCTCCTAATTCGTCGGACGTTCTCTGGGTTCGTTTTTTGACCGCCACGTCTAGACTCCCTTATCCAGAGCGGAAGCGTCTTTTTCATGTACGCGATGCTCTTCTTGTGAACCATTCGGCAGTGGTACCTGCTCCCCGCCTTCGTTCCTTCGTACACGACAAAGGCTATGTCTAGCCCGTTCATCCTGTCGAAGATTCGTCTCATTACAATCTTACTAATCCCAAGCTCAGTAGAGCAGGGGATCATGGCTAAGTAGCCCTTAGCTGTAGCTAGCTTGAACGCTTCTGTAGCTTTGTCGTGAGTGAATACTAGAGCGTCAGGAGGGAGGGGAGGGCCGAGCACGAAGATGCCGTCTGCTGAGGGCCACCTGTCTCTCTTGTCCATGCACCGATAGCGTTGGTAGATCTCCCAGTCATACCGCTCATAGTCATCAGCAAACTCAGGGACTCCCGCCACTATCTCCCCACTTCTTGCGCTCTCTATAGCGCCTAACCGCTTCAGCGTGCTTCACTCGACCCACGTCTGACCTCTGCCACTCAGCAGTGGCCTCTGAGCAGCACACTCTACAACGAGAGTTCCTGCCATCCATCATTCTGCGGGCTACCCCGAAGTCATCAATATGGAGGATGAGGTTGCACTTAGTGCATGTTTTGTGGGTGACGCTAGGGTCCCAAACAGGCTCAGCTTCAGACCTAGCTCTGCTCGACTTAGCCACACAAGGGGCACAGCTAGCCCGCCTACCGTCCTTAGACCTTGAGTCTCGGTGGAAAGAAGAAAGAGGGAGAGACTCATCACACTTGGTGCAACGCTTGCTCACCTTTTCTTGAACGTCCCGTCATCGAGTCGTTCCCAGCCCTTTCGCACACCACGGGGGAACCTGAACCACTCAGTCTCTGAGATGATGCAGACAGGCTCAGCCTTAGGCTCAGGCTTAGCCTCAACCACCTCTACAGCCTCTACAACCTCTTCTTCAGCAGCCTCAGACTCTTCAGCCGTCTTAATCATGTCGATGTTTCTACCGATGTCTGCCATGAGGGAGCTTCGGTGCTTACCATCAATCTCTGCTTGAAGAAGTTCCTCAAGGCCAGCAATATCAAGTTCACAGAGACGGGCTCTAGCTTGTTTCACTGTAAGTTCGCTAGGATTAAACATTACTTCTCCAGTAGGTGTGCCGACACAATAAACAAGGCACCCAGATAGGGCAAGAAAATGGCAGCTAAGAAGAGGTCACCGAAGAAGAAGGCTGGGGCAGCTAAGTGCTCCCCTAAGCGGCAGAGCGTTAAGCGCATGAACACTGCTCGCAAGAAGCTTAAGCCCGGTGGGGCTAAAGGTAAGTACTAATGATATCTATCAAGGCATCCCAATCTAGAAGGAAGAAATACTAATGAAAATCCCTAAGAAGCATCTCGTTGAGGACGTAGAGAAGGCGATCAAGGAGGCTGAGGAGCACCATGATGAGCCTCAGATGCCTGGAGTTAAGATCGTCGTGAACATTGGCGGTCCTCCTATGCCTAAGCACCCTCGTAAGCCTATGCGCCGTAAGGCGATGAAGGCTCAGAAGAAAGAGAAGCCTAAGGGTAAGAGGCGCAAGGGAGTCATTGGTCCTATGGAAGAGGCGCTTAAGGGCGCTTACTAAGAATGCCCTCCCCCGGTTTTCGCAGAAGCCTCCCCCTCCTAGACTTGTCTCCTGCTGAGTCTACTCAGATTCGTATTGACCCTGAGCAAGAGCTACCAACCTACGAACTAGCCCTTGCGGCTGCTCAGGCTGGGTCATTGGGAGGTTCCATCGGGGGTCCGCCTCTCAGGGCTATCCGTGGCGGCTCTGAGTTATGGTCTGACCCCCTTGCGGCAGACAGAGGGAGGCTTGGGGCGGCGTTCGCTTCCGACAACCCCTACGTTGCGGCTACCTACGCCGGGCCCAAGGGCAAGGTCTACCCGTTTAGAATCAGCCCAGACGAGTTGGTCGAGGCTAGGCATGGCGGGTGGGTTGAGGGGATGGTACGTCCGACCGACAGCGTGTGGCAGGACACGGTCCCCCTCTGGAAACCCGCCCCTGAGGGGCCCGTGTCGGCCCTTGGTTACGGGAACGTAGAACTCCCGCCCGAGACCTTCCCCCGCGACCCAAGAGACTTCCCCCGCAGGCCGGCGGGCCGAATGACCGGAGGGGCAGGCCTGCCAAACATGATGAATGCTGAAGACTGGGGTCGTCACAACTGGCCGCATGGGTTTTCTACCGCTGCGAGAGAGCTGCCGCAGGGCAGGGCACAGGTTGCCCGCAACGTCATGGATACGGGGCCCAGCACGAGAATGGCCCACCAGTGGGATAGGGCCGGTTTATGGCAAGCGCCCAGCGAACAGTGGGCTTACGGGCCGGGGACTGCGGTTGAGTCGGCAGGATCGGCGCTTACCGCCGGGGACCTTGCTGCGTTGCAGGCGCGGGGGCTTGATTCGGAGAGCTTCGCCCGTGCGGTGCCCCAATGGGCCGCGAGGGAGGGCTTGGCGACGACGGGCCAGGCCGAGGGGCTCCTGTCATCATGGGATAAGGACCTATTGATTGACCAAATAAGGGATGACCCGCGCTTTACCCCAGGAGAGGGGAGGCTTCTTTTCCGGGGCCTTGATCCGTCGAAAACATCTCTTGCCGACAAGGCCGGGGCCTTCCTTCGTGCTGGGGGGGTAAAGAAGATGCTTAAATCCGCCTTCAGCCCGGCAAGCCTCCTCACTGACGCAACGATAGGCGCTGGCGTTGGAGCAGCCTCTGCCCTTGCTGGTTACGCAGCAGGACAGCCGCGCTCAGCCGGGGTCTTCAACCTCCCTGGAGAGTATCAGCAGGCTCTCAGTCAAGAAGACCTCCTAGCTCAGATTGAGGCTAAGAACGTCAGGAAAGAAGCCCTTCGTCAGAAGTACATTGACGAGGTTAACGCTCTCCACGGACCCGGCACCTTGCAGCCTGGGGCCAGGATTGAGGAAATCAGCAACTACCTAGGCCCTGTTCGCGGGCTTCAAGGACGATAACCATGCCGCCCAAGTCAGTCCAGACAAGAACCCCCCTCTATGCCCCACAGGAGCGAAGCTCTATGGCAGGGCCTGTTGAGTCGTTTCTCCGTGGCGTGGGTGTCCCGCTAGATCTTGCTGGGCCTGCTGCTGCGGGAGGCATGTACTGGGGGAGAGGCCCTGAGACCATCCTTCGGGAATTCGCTGATGGGGGGCACGGAGGAAGAAGGCTCTCTAACGAAGCCTACTTAAGACTCGTTAACCCAGCAGGGAGAGCGGGGGGGACTGTTGGGCCTCTCATTCAGGGTGCCCTTCAAGAGCAAGCTATAGACAGGGGGGCGCAGCAGGCTGCGGAAGCTGCCGCTGAGCAGAGGCTCTCTGCCGCTCTTCGTGGAGCGCCCACGCCCTCAACAGTAGCTCGACCTAGCGCTCTTCGGGCAGCAGCTAGGGGGGCTCTGAAGCCAGCCGTGCCGCTAACTCTAGCTATGGGCACTGCTGGGGCTGTGTCTGGGCCAGCAGGAAGAGCCTACGCTAGGTCAGCAGGGAACCCTACGGCTCAAACAGAGCCAAGGCTTGTGCCTGGGGGGGCCTTCCAGCCAGAGGGCTCTGTGTTTAGGGACGAGTCCCTCCAAACTCAGGGTGACGTAGAAGCTCTGCTGTCAGAGATGGCGAGAGAGCGAGCTAGGAGTCAGGCAGCGGAAAACCTCCAAGGTATTGAGCAGGCTCTTGAAGTAGAGAGATACCTCAGACAGGGCGCTCCTTACGTGGCTATCGCAGAAGACTTTGAGCCGCTTGAGATCTCACCCTAGCGTCCTTCTAGCGTACTCAGCAATAAGCACAGCGTCAGCCATACCATCATGTGGGACTCTCTTACGCCCTGGTGTGAGGTCGATGCCAGGGAAGAGCTGAGTAGCGAGGACTACTGCGTCTTCCTTTCCTTGCTTCCTCTCTTTTCCAGACCTCTTCGGGAGAGAGAGCGCTTTTTTCCAGGCTTGAGGGGTGGGCTCTACATAGCGAGCCCCGATTGCGACAAGCATTCCCTTGAGGAACCCCCAATTTGTGCCTGCGGTAAGTGTGGACTTGACCCCCTCACCGGGTCTGACTGAGATCTTCTCTAGAGCAGCCTCAACCTTCCCTAGCCCCTTCATCTCAGCGAACCATGCCTTAATCGCATGATAGTCCTGAGGGCCAGCACTCCCGTTCACTCTAGGCATAGCGATGACAGAGAGGAGCTTGCCTCCTGCGTCTACAGCGGCTAGCCCGCCAGTCATGCCAGGGTCAGCACCAACAAACACCCTCATCTCATCTCCATTGCCATAGTAATGAGGTGCAGAGGGTAGCCAAACGCATCCTCGTACTCCCGCCTGAACACCCTAGCAGCCGCGTACAGGCGCTCCTCCCGCACTAGCTTCACAGAAGCCGCCCTGAAGCGAGGAGACTCTATGAGGGCGCTGTCTGGAGTCCCAACAGAGTGAGCCTTAGCTGCCCACCGTGCGAAGTCGTCCATCCAGCCTAAAGTAGCGGCTCTCATGGCTAACCAGCTTGCCACAATGAGCAGTCCGTCCTTCGCTCCGCGCTCTACTGCGTATGCGTAGGTCTTTGCGGCGAATAAGCGCCAGTCTTCGTGCGGAAGGTCGTGAAGGCGGCAGTGGTCCTTGCCGTACTCGTAAGAAAACAGCCTGAGTAGCGTGTCACTCATCGTCTGCTCGTTATCCAGCCGTTACCGGGCTCCCAAGAGCAGTGAGCAGTGCCTGTAGGACCGTTTCTCTGGGCTCTTACGATCATCTCAAGGTCAGAGACGGGCTCATGGTCCTCATCGTAGACAGAATGGCGGTAAACGAAGATGACAGCGTCTGCATCTTGCTCAATCTGGCCTGAGTCACGAAGGTCTGAGAGCATGGGGCGCTTATTCTCTCTGTACTCGCAGCTACGGTTCAGCTGAGCGAGCACAAAGATAGGAATATTAAGCTCCATAGACAGTCTCTTGAAGGCAGAGCTAGCTTCAGCCACTTGTCGCTCTCTACTGTTCTCCTTAGGGAGCTTCAGAAGCTGTAAGTAGTCCACTGCAGCGGCACAGATGTCTAGATTGCTCTTCTGCATGCGGATAGACATGAGAGCAGCGCCTAAGCTCTTAGGCTTATCGTCGTAATAGACAGGCAGACCGTCCCAGCGAGACAAGATCTTACCTCTAACTCCCTCTAGGTCTTCTGCAGTCTCTCCTAGGTTCGCCTCAGACATCGCAATCCTCTCTCCAATCTGCATCTCGTTCATCTCAGCACTGATAGAGAGCGTAGGAGCCCCGTTGTACCTAGCGATATTAGAGAGAAGGGTCATCATCACAGCGCTCTTACCCATCTTGGGCCTGCCACCGATAATCACCATCTGCCCAGGTCTGACTTTGAGGATGCTGTCTAGAGCAGGGATACCAGTGGAGATAAGCGTGTTCGTCTTCAAGCCCATCCTCTGGGCCTGTAGGTCGTCTAGGTAGTCCTTAGTGATGTCGTGGGCTGTGCGTGGCTCTGAACGGCCCTCAGGAGCCCAGGAGGCTAGGTTTGTGATGGTGCTCGACAGCTTGATTAGCTCAGAGAAGGGGGAGCCATTCTCTTCGTGGTCAAGGATCCGCCTAGCCGCATCAACCATGTACTGCCTGCGCGCCGTTTCAATCACGTTAGAGACGTAGTGCTCTACGTTCTTCCTGATAGCAGGGACAGAGGTGATGTCGTCCACCACCTTCCCGAAGTGCTGCCAGTCAGTGAAGTGCCTTCTGTCCCCTACGTTGTCAGCGAACCGCTCAGTCAGAGTGGCTCTGTCTGGACCGATGCCCCTCTCTCTGTCTTCTACAAAGGCAGACCAGAACAAGCGGTGAGTAGGAGAGGAGAAGTGGTCCCTCTTAATCCCAACAGCAGTAGCTTCATCAACAACAACAGGGCTCCTCAAGCAAAGAGCGAGGATGGCTTTCTCTGAGTCAAAAGCCACTACGCACCTGCCTTCACGTTGTAGATAGAGACAACAACGTCTATGTCATCAGGAGCAGGGACACCGTAGTACGAGCAGTACTTCTTAATGAGTTCCTCAGTGAGTGGCCCTCTGCTGTCCATCCACCTAGTTAGCTTTAGCTCAGGCTTCCTGTTGTTCCTCTTCAGCCATCTAGCTGAGTCAATAGAGACAACAACAGTCCCTCTGCCTTTCTTCTCTGCGTTCTCTTGAGCCCGCTTAAACCAACGAGACATGAACATCCTGACGTTCTTCTTCTCTCTACTGGGCCTCTCCATCTCCCACATCATCGCTAGACGTATCTCAGCGAGTAGGTCTACGTCAGGGAAGATCTTCTGAGCATGCCTAACCCAAGTAGGGAGTGAAGCAGGGTTTCCTGCTTTACGACCCCAATGCTCACTCATGAAACCAGAAATAACTAAAGGATCTGTCGTATCCATCACACAACTCCACACTAAGCCCAACAAAGAGCATCAACGAAAGAAGCCTTCAATAAGAAGACCAGCCTAATCATCAGCACTGCAAGTCCGCTGCTCAGCCTGACCTCCTCAGGAAGCTATCCCAAGGAGGCCACATAGGCTGGCGCGTGCTCTTACAAGCTAACGACTCAACCACAGTACTACACTACGCTGACACAGTCAACATAGACAAAAAGAAAAACCTCTCCCTACCCCTATTGACACAACTCTCTCTACTCTTCACACTAGAGGGCGCGTCTGGGAGGGGAAGCTTACTTAGTAGTAATAGTTACTAGTAGTACTAGTCTTACTAGTTACTACTTTAATAAAAGAACAGAGTTTTAGAGGGGGGTGCAGGGGGGAGACCTTTTTAAGTTTGGAATTCCCTAGTGATACCAGCCTCTTAGAGAGCCTATCCTTCAGGAGTCTCTAAAGTCTCCATCGTGAAGTAGTCAAACTCTGCATAAGACACCTCTTCATCAATAGCTTCTCTAGCATCAGCCTCTAAGGCGTCTAGAAGAGCCTGGAAGGCCTCATCAGGTGTCCTGCCTAGGCTCACAGCAGTCAAAGCGAACCTATAGGCATTCACAGGGCTCTCAGCAGCATCACTAGTCATCAATGTGTCTCCTCTTCACCAACTGTAGACGAACCTAGCATTCATTACACGCTGTCACAGTAACTACGCAGTTAATAAGCTGACATAGTCACTGCCCATGCTTATCTGGCCTATGTGATGACACAGTATCCGTGGGTGCTTATCTGGCATAAATATATATACAGCCCACGACCCCCCGGGGGGGTGGGTTCGACCTCTCGCGTCTGCCTCGATACGGGTCACCTAGTGTAGTCAATCGACTACGAATACACCCACTACCGAACGACTACCGAACGCTCCGCTGTAGTCACTCGTCTACAGCCCTCAGCCCCGGTATCGGCCTGAGAATCTCCCTTGCAAGCGCCATGCCAGAATAATCAATCTAATGTTAATCATTGCTAAAGTAATGCTAAATCGTCGAGAAGGCCCCTGAGCCCCCGTTCCTTGCATTCTGCCCTTGCACTGGACCTAGGACCCCTAGAATCGATTAGGATGGATTTTAGCTTTTTCCTTAATGATTTCAGGTACTTACAGAGGTCGTGCAACGCTGTTATGCACATTGCATGCCACATTGCACTGTCAAGAATATGTAAAGTGGGGGTATTACCGAACGTATACCGAACACTACCCAACAACTACCGAACACGCGTACTACCTATGAAGGATACGACCTCTCCCACGCGCGTCTCCTATAAGCGCCTATCCCGTGTCGTCTTTTGGTGGTCTGAGGCCTTGTTTTGCTAGGCAATGAAGAATGTCAAGAGCTTGTCAAGGAATGTAAATGTTTTGATAATCCCTTGCATTGGCAATGGGAGTATGTAAGTATCTGGATGTCAGCAACGACGTTGACACCCGGCCCTGAGCCAACAACGAAACCCGCTTTAACTTCTAGGACTTAAAGCAACAGGAGAGAAACAAGATGAACATTCCCGCAAACAAGATTACCAACATCGCCGCCACCCCCGCCCCCACGCAGGTCGATGACTCTGACTTTCAGAGCACGCATGCCTCCCACACTGAGGACCTGATTCTATGGGGCGTCAAGAAGCTTCGCGCTGAAGGTCTCGCTTGTCCCTTGCCAGAGTACGGCATGAGCGAAGGCCAGACTCAAAAGTGTGACGTCACGGGTAACACGTCGCAGACTTGTATCGTGTCTGCGAAGCTTTCGCAGAATCGGGCGCTCGGCAAGGTCGCTACCATTCAGGGCAATCGCTTCCTCGTACAGGACAGCGTGATGCACGCTGCTAGCGTCCTGCACGGCGTCGCTGGCCTATGCGGAATGGTCGCGAAGGGTAAGCCCAACATGCGGAACTTCTCGCGGCGTAACAAGGTGTTCGCGGAGGCCTTGACTATTCTGGGCGTCGATTCTAACCCTGAATTCGACTTCAAGGGCGCACGTGGTGGCGTCTGTGTCTTCAGCCTCAGCTGCACCACGTTGAAGGCCATCAAGCCCATGATCAAGGGCATGGACAAGGTCGACGTCAATGGTGGACAAGAGGTTGAAGCGAAGAAGCCCAACACCCCTAGCACGACCCTTTACCTCAAGGCGGACGCTGCGGACGGCGTGGCATTCCGCGCCATGCTCGGACTGGACCCTGAGTCGACTAACTCGGAAGTCGCGGCCGCTCTTCTTGAGCGTCTCCGTGATGAGGCGGGTGTTGAGTCTGCCTCAGACGTAGCAGCCTAGTCACCGGGCTGTCAGGGGGGGCTTCGTGCCCTTCCCTGGCAGACGGGGGTACACCCCCCGCTCGATTGAGCGCCTTTAAGTCTTAGAAGTTAAAACCCTCCCACGGAGACAAGAGCATGAACCACGCCCGAATGATTCGCGACCTGAGCGCCGAAAAAATCCTCTCCCTCATTCCCTCCCTCTCTCCCTCTGCTCTGTCCTTCGTCGCTGGCCTCGCTGAAGAGCGCGAGAGTGCAGCGCGGGAGGCCCACGGCTGTCCTTGCTGTACCTCAGATGAGGAGGCCGAGTGGGCTGAAGTATGGGAGGCCGCCACTGATTGATTCTTAACTCTCTTTTAATTCCTAAAAGTTAAAACCTCAGGAGAATTCAACATGAGTGACAAGACCGAAACAATCGAGATCGACGGAGTCAAGTACCCCGTCCCCACTATCGAGCAGCTTACCTATTGGACCTTTGACGGCGTCTGCGAATGCCCGGACGGCTGCGAGACTGAGCCGGACGGAGACTGCGAGCACGGTCAGCAGTCCTGGCTCCTCATTCTCGGCTACATCTAAGCCACTTAACCCTTAGAAGTTAAACCCTAACCCTCAGGAGAAATCATGGCTGACTTACTCGCCACCTACCGCGCTGCGTGTGCAGCGTTCCGAGCTAACCCGATGCCCGCTGAGATGCGAGCTAAGGCGCTCGCTCGCCAGACCTACCTCACCTACCGACGATTGAACAGGAGCTAAGAACATGACACCCGAAGAAATCGAATCAGTCACCCGAACTATCCGCGACCTAGCACGGGCATACCTACAGGCTAACAACTCAGACGACCCTGACTATGCCGAATCATGGCAGGAATACAGCCACGCAAGCACAGTGTGCAATCCACTCTCGCGAGCTATCAAAGCTATCGTTGGCGAAGAGATCTCAGAACGTTTCTGGGCACACTGCGAAGTCGATACGATGGTGTCCGAGTACATCCACAAAAAGACACGGCCCGCCGACATAGAGTGTACGCACTGTGGCTTCCGATACCGCGACAACGACACGACTGGGCTGTGCGACCCTTGCGACTGGAAGATTAATCTCACCAACCCTTAACCCTTATTTATTCGACCGAATAAATAACTCTTAGAAGTTAAAACCTAAACAGGAGAATAAGAACATGATCTTTACTATCTCACCCTACCTACCGGGCAAAGGTCCGACGCTACAGATAGACCCGCTCAACTGCACGATGACCGCCATCGAAGGCGATGACTCGCGACTAGTTTTTAAGTGGGGCATAAACGACTACCGACCACCAGCCTGCGGAGAGACAGACATTCAGGAGGCATGCTCACTCTTTAAGTTTGCGGAGGCTTACGCTGAACGGGGCGATGAGTTTGACCGCAGCCCCGATGGTGCGGAGCAACTCGCTCTCGACTGGTGGAGCAAGCACGGCGAGGCTATGTCGTGCGAGGTTTCCGACCTAGAAGATGATGACTAACCCTTTACCTCCACCAAGGTAATTCTAACTAACCAACACAGGAGAACACGACATGGAATACAGCGAAGAAGAATGCGACAGGCGAGATCTCGCCGCGACCATAGAAGAATACGACAGGCAAGAACTCGCCGCGACCAATCGAGAACTCGCCGCCCTCTCACACGCACCCCCCTACGTCAGGGCTGAACGCAAGGCTGAGTTTGTGTGGGCCTTGACGCATCCTGAACTAGTGGCTGACCGCATCCGTTGGATTGAGAACGGAGACTACGGGAGGGGCGCTCAGATTCTCGGACGACAACTGAAGAAGAGGGGCCTCGGGCTCTACCCTCTCATTGGTCAGCTTGAATGGAAGTGCTCTGCTATCGACGCTCGACGTGCCTACATCGAATCTTACTAACCCTTAACCCCTAGAAGTTAAAACCTAACTAACCAACACAGGAGAATAAGAACATGACGACAAAGATTATCTACAACAACTGCTACGGGGGCTTCGGCCTATCAGACCTTGCTGAGGCGGCACTGCTCCGCGCTGGGTGTACAGAGGAGGAGGTGTACGACTTCCGCTACGAGAACCGACACGACCCGCGACTGGTTCACGTTGTCGAGACTATGGGTTCCGAGTTGGCGAGCGGAGAATGCGCTGAACTCCGCGTCGATACGATCTCTGGGGATAAGTACAGGGTGTGCGAGTACGACGGGGTCGAAACTGTCCAGACTCCCGTCAACATCAAGTGGGTGGATGTAACGGCAACCCTTAACCCCTAGAAGTTAAAACCTAACCAACCCACAGCAGGAGAACACGACATGGAAGGCATCTACCTAGACCGCAAGCCCGAGAACGACAGGACCCTACTCACTGGATACGTAATCTACTTCCGAATGGAGGGGAGGTATGGCCCGCACCGGGTAGCTACATTCACTAGCTGCACGATGCCCTTCGTACAGCAGTTGGCCGACGACCTCCGTGGATACGATGGGCCAGACCGCGTGTTCATTATCGAGGAAACCACGCCTTAGCTCTTAGAAGTTAAAACAACTAACCTAAACAGGAGAATAAGAACATGAGCGAAGCAAAGATCAACAAACTGAAGACTGCGCTTGAAGCCTACCTCGCTGAACTAGCAGGCCCACCGCTTGAGTGGTGCGTAGATGATGCTGGTGTGTGGACTGGTGACAAGGCGGGTAGCGCCGATGCGGTGATGCACTACGACGGTGCGGGCTACGACATCCTATCTTGCTCTGGAGACTACGCCTACATCTCAGGTGGGGAGAGTAAGTACCACGAGAAACTCTACGTCATAGCTAAGGACCACGGGTTCACGGCGGAGCCACGGAACAACTGGTCGATGGGCTTTTACCTTGATTAAGTTAAAGCGAAACGACCTCTCAGATTAATTTAAAATAAACCTTGACACGGCTATGGCATAGTGCTATATTCGTAAGCAGTGGACATACCTCCACCAACTAACAGGAGATAAGACATGGACGATTTTTCTTGCACCTTCAAAGTGACCTTCATCATCCACACTGACGCTGACCCGTCTGAAGTATTAGACCAAGCCCTTGAGGCGGCAAAGTCTTTCGCGGACTACTGCGACGGAGAGACTGACGAGGACGACGTGTGTGTGGCACACGTTCAAGAGAAGGTCGCGGCACCTCGCATCATTATCGGCACCATCGTCTAACCCTGTAACTCTTAGAAGTTAAAACCAAACTCAACCTTAACGCCTAGCCGGGGGCTAATCCGGCAGGAGAGAAACATGTACGACTTACTGCAAGCACGGGCTGCGCTTGAGGATGCGGGCTTCCGTGTCACCAAGCCCACCACCAAGAACAAGCGCAAGCTAGGTATCAATCGCAACGGGGTCATCCTCTGGCGGGGACCCTCTATCTTCGATGGTGTCGAGATCGTGGTGATTGCTACTGGACTGACCAACCGCACGGCGAACGACAAGACAGGCGACGAGATACAGACCTGGATCTTGTTCGTATCCATGCACCCAAGCGAGGCACTGAAGACAGGTGCTGACGTGTCAATCTGTGGCGACTGCAAGCACAGGCCACAGTCTCTCGACGTAGCCAAGGGCAAGACCCTCCCCAAGCGTAGCTGCTACGTCAGGATGGATGCGCCTGCCAGCGTGTGGAAGTGCTTCAATCGAGGCGGCTACGCCCACATCGATGACTACCCTAGGGCACACGACCTAATGGGCGACAGGATGCGGCGTATCGGGAGCTACGGCGACCCTGCTGCAGTCCCCCTGTCTGTATGGAAGATGTACGTGGGAAGCTGGGACGACACCAAGCGCACAGGCTACACCCACCAGTGGCGTAACTCGCCTGAGTTAAAGCCCTACGTCATGGCGAGCGTTGACACTGAGGCTGAGTACTGGGAAGCACGCGGGCTAGGCTGGCGCACCTTCCGTATCAAGGGTGAGGACGACGACATGCTGCGCGGTGAGTTCGCCTGCCCTGCCAGCGAAGAACAAGACAAGCGTCTGAACTGCGATACCTGCGGGGCATGCGATGGCAACCCTAAGAACAAGAGCATGGCTGGCTCGCCAGTCATTAACGTCCACGGCGTAGGCAAGAAGTACTTCGCTGTGATCACTAACTAACCTTATTTATTCAGCCGAATAAATAACTCACAGGAGATAGACATGTTCAAGGACAGAAACTTCCGTGGTCGCAAGACCCTACCCAAGGCTCACTCAGACCTAGACAGGCCAGCGATGGAGGGTGCTCAGGTTGAAATCAGGGCGATGTACTCCCTGCTCATCGACCTAGCTGGTGACATCGGGGTGCCAGTCAACGAGGTGGACGCTGCGATATCTAAACGAATCAGCAACACCGTGGCTGACAGCCGTGGCTACCTGAAGCCCACCACTCACAACCCGTAACTCTTAGAAGTTAAAACACAGGAGATAGACATGAAGCATATGAAACTACCAACCCAATACGTTCAGGAAGCATCCGCTCAGTTCGACCTACTGATGACGCTCATGGCGCGAGTGGACATCTACAGCGAGAGCACGAATGTCCTGCTTAAAGCATTCGTCGAAGATGCCAGAAGAAGGGGAGACACTGGCCATGCGGAACAGTTCCTAGGTGCGGTCATCGAATACCTCGATGCATCAGACCACTACTACAACAACGAACAGGAGTAAGACATGAGAAGAATATACAGAGGACTAAGCGCCCCAGGAATACACACCCCAGGTGTCTATCGGTGGGCCATGCGCGCAGAGGCAGCGACCCTGACCCAAGAAGCTAGGGACATTGGAGCAAAGATGTACTTACTTGCTGACTTGTTTCCCGGCCTGCCTTCTACGGTGTTGGGATCAATCGCCAGGGGTGTTGACCTTGGCGAGGCTAACGGAGTCAGCATCTCAATAGAGGGCGACGTTGTCGTCATCGAATACGAAGACTCACAACCTACTAACCCAACCAAGGAGTAAGAACATGCAAGACAACAACTACAGAAACCGAACTGATACCCCGATGGCACTACACGCTATCGCTCAACCCCTAGTGGACAGCATGCACGCTGAGATACGCATGCTCTACTGGATGCTGAAGGAGCAGATTGGGCACGGAAGCTACCGAGTGGAGTTACTTGAGCGAATGATTGCTGACCACATCGAGCGAAGCGAGGGGGGGGACTGATGTACATATGCAGAGTGTGCGGATACAGCACCAACAAACCACGCTGGCCTAGGGGCTACTGCCCTTACTGTAGCGCCGAGACACCGCCAATTCCATGGCCCAACCTTAACAAGGAGAAACGAACATGAGCTACGCAACCTACCTACCCGTTACCCAAGACATCCTAGACCTGCATCAGACCGGAAAGAGGTTCGCCCCTGTCCGTGACTATCAGGCGCTAGACCACAGGCTGAACGATGGGACAGCCATCATCCCTGATGCCCAAGTAGCGGACAGCATTGTCCAGGCTGCAGCAGGTGGACTCACTATCCCCGTTGTAATCAGCGAGGGCAGCTACAGGCTGCGCGCTGATGTCGAGGAAGCTAAGAGGCTACGGTCTGAGGTGTTCGCTGCAAGCTGTGCTCAGCAGGGGCACGACGGAAACGAGCGTGTCAACAGCAGGTGCTCTGACTGCGGCAAAGACTCTGAAGGAACCATGCACTACGCACCGAGTGCAACGGGCTGGGCTACGCCTGTCCTGTTCATCGGTGACTGCTGCGAGGGATGACATGGAAGACGAAGACTATGACCACGGCTATCACATCTACGGCTGCGATGTGTGTGGCTGGTTGGGATGGACAGACACAGGCAACTGCGAGGAGTGCGTTATCTGCGTGCACTGCGACCAGCCCCACACAGACACAGTTCCTTGCAAGTGCGAGGACAATGACGACGACGCTAAGTTAAGTAACCCTTAGAAGTTAAAACCAACACACAACACAAGGAGAATGAACATGACACATAAACTACACACACCTGGACCGTGGACAGCCATCGTTACAACGAAGGCTTGCTTCCACCGTGGAAACCGAGTCTCGATAGTATGGGGGAACCTTGACTGCCTCTGTGCCCCCGAGGAGCCTGACCCGGATGGGGTGCTACTTGGCATACCCTGCCTCTGTGCCGCCCAAACCGTAGCCGAAGTGTGGCCCGCCGATGACGATAGCGATATCGCAGACGGAAAGCTCATAGCTGCTGCCCCTGACCTGCTCGCCGCTGCACGGCGGGTCGTTCGTAACCCCAGCAATCAGCACGCACTGGATGCCCTAGCCAAGGCTATCCACGATGCGGCTGGCCCGCTCCACTGCGAGCACTGCGAAGGGAGCGGGTATGTCCAATGCGACTACGACGAAACCACACCATGCACACACTGCCTTGATGGTCGTGAGGTAGCTGAACAGGAGGCTAAGAATGCTTGAAGCAATACGACAGTGGCTGCAGGCTCGACGTGAGCGACAGCTCTACGCTGACATGTCACGCAGGATTAACCGTGACAGAGATAAGATGCGTCCTATCATGCCCTTCAGGATAGGCGAGGACGACCGTGACTACCTCTAGAATCCATCCTGCTAGTTCGCAGGGGTCTGGGCTTAGGCTCACTCTCTGCGAGCTAAGCACGGTGCTCTGAGAGGCTTGCTAACTAATAAGAGAAATAAATCATGACCCTTGT